GGTGTGGGTTGGGGGGTGGCGTTTTGAGGAGGTGGGGGTGGATGTGGATGAGGTGGGTGATGAGTGGTGAGCATGTGGCGTGGTTGAGGGGGTATGCGCGGGGGTTGGCGCGGGCGGCTCGGGGGGCGCGCGGGGGGCAGCGGGCGCGGCTGGAGGAGGCGGCGGGGCGGATGTTGGCGGCGGCGGGGGCGCTGGAGGCGGCTGGGGGTCGGGGGTATGCGGATTATGCGGGGGTGGTGGAGGTGGCGGGGCGGTTGGGGCGGCATCCGGAGACGGTGCGGCGGTTGATGCGGATGGGGCGGTTGCCGGGGGTGTTTATGGGGGGTCGGTGGTTGATGGAGCGGGGGGAGTTGGAGGCGCGGGCGGTGGGGTTGGGGGATGGCTGAGTTTTTGGCTGAGGGGTATGTGGATGATGTGCTCGCCGGGCGGCGGGTGGAGTGCCGGTGGGTGCGGCTGGCGTGTGAGCGGCATCGGCGGGATTTGGAGACGGGGGGGGAGCGGGGGTTGTGGTTTGATGAGCGGGCGGCGCGGACGGTGATCGCGTTTTTTGGGGTGCTGCGGCATTCGAAGGGGGAGTGGGCGGGGCGGCCGGTGGTGCTGGAGCCGTGGCAGCAGTTTCATTTGTGGAATTTGTTTGGGTGGAAGCGGAGGGATGGGACGCGGCGGTTTCGGGTGAGTTATCTGGAGGTGGGGCGGAAGAATGGGAAGGCGCTGGCGGTTGATACGCCGATTGCTACGGTGGATGGGTGGCGGCGGCATGGTGATTTGCGGCCGGGGGATCGGGTGTTTGGGCCGGATGGAAAGCCGCGGATGGTGTTGGCGGTGACGGGTTGGTATGAGGGGCCGGCGCGGGAGTTGGGGTTTTCGGATGGGACGGGCGTTGTGGCTCATGAGGGGCATGAGTGGGCGACGAAGCGGAAGGCGTTTACGAAGCGGGCGAAGGGGTCGCGGCAGCCGTTGCCGCTGGTGACGACGGGGGAGATCGCGGAGACGTTGCGGTCAGGGACGCGGGGTGATTTGGTTCACAGGGTCGATGTGGCGGCGGCTTTGGATTATTCGGTCAAGGATTTACTGATTGATCCGTATGTTTTGGGGGTGTGGCTGGGGGATGGGCATTCGGCCGCGGCGCGGGTGACGAGTGCGGATGAGGAGATTATGGAGGAGTTGGGGCGGCGGGGGTATGTGGCGGAGAAGACGAGGCACAAGTTTCTATATCTTGTCGGCCGGGGTCGGTTGCAGGTTGAATTGCGGGCTTTGGGGGTTCTGGGGGACAAGCATGTTCCGGAGTTGTATTTGAGGGGGTCGATTGAGCAGCGGATGGATTTGTTGCGGGGGTTGATGGATACGGATGGGTATGTGTCCAGGGCGGGGCAGTGTGAGCTGGTTTTGGCGAACAGGCGGTTGTTTGAGGGGGCGGTGGAGTTGATTCGTTCGTTGGGGTTTAAGACGACGGTTAAGGTGGATCGGGCAAGGTTGAGGGGAAGGGATTGTGGGGAGCGGTATCGGGCGCAGTTCTGGAGTTATTCGGATTGGCCGGTGGCGCTGCTGGCGCGGAAGGTGGCGCGGTTGAAGGAGCCACCTCGACGGCAGACGCGGAATGGGACGTTGATGGTTGTATCGGCTCGGCCGGTGGGGGATGTGACGGTTAATTGTATTGAGGTTGAGGGGGGGTTCTATTTGGCGGGAAGGGGGTTGGTGAAGACGCATAATTCGACGCTGGGGGCGGGGGTGGGGTTGTATTTGCAGGCGGCGGATGGGGAGCCGGGGGCGGAGGTTTACACGGCGGCGACGAAGCGGGATCAGGCGCGGATTGTGCATCAGGAGGCGGTGCGGATGGTGCGGCAGTCGCCGGCGCTGGGGCGGGAGCTGCGGGTGTTTAAGGACAATATTCATAGCGAGCGGACGTTCTCGAAGTTTGAGCCGCTGGGGCGGGATTCGGGGACGCTGGACGGGTTGAATGTGCATGGGGCGATTGTGGATGAGCTGCACGCGCATCCGAATGGGGATATGTGGGATGTGTTGCAGACGGCGACGGGGAGCCGGCGGCAGCCGCTGCTGTATGGGGTGACGACGGCGGGGAGCAGCCGGCAGTCGTTGTGCTGGCAGTTTCACGATTATACGGAGAAGGTGTTGAGCGGGGTGCTGGTGGATGATGCGTGGCATGGGTTGATCTATACGCTGGAGCGGGATGAGGGGGGGATGCTGGAGGATTGGGAGGATGAGGGGGCGTGGCGGCGGGCGAATCCGAATTTGGGGGTGAGCAAGTATGTGGAGGATTTGCGGGACAAGGCGCGGGTGGCGAAGGGGATGCCGGCGCGGTTGAACGGGTTTCTGCAGAAGGAGTTGAATGTGTGGACGCAGGCCTCGACGCGGTGGATTGATCCGGGGGCGTGGCGGGGGTGTGATTTGGGGCCGGTGGATGTGGAGGGGCTGCGGGGGATGGATTGCTGGGGGGGGCTGGATTTGAGCAGTACGCTGGATGTGACTGCCCTTGTTTGGGTATTTCCTCAAGCGCAGGGGAGCAGGGGGGCGGGGGAGCAGGGGAGAGCGGAGGTGGTGTGCCGGTTTTGGGTGCCGGGGGAGAATGTGGGGGAGCGGGTGAAGCGGGACCGGGCGCCTTATGATGTGTGGATTCGGGAGGGGTGGATGCGGACGACGCCGGGGAATGTGGTGGATTATGATTATATCCTGGCGGAGATTCGGGAGGATTTGGGGCGGTTTCGGGTGCGGGAACTGGCGTTCGATCCGTGGAATGCGACCTCGGTGAGTAATAAGCTGGTGGAGGAGGGGGTGAATATGGTGGAGTTTCGGCAGGGGTTTGTGTCGATGAATCCGGCGATGAAGACGCTGGAGGTGGCGGTGCAGCGGCGGGCGTTGAATCATGGGGGGAATCCGGTGTTGGGGTGGATGGCGGATAATCTGGTGGCGACGGGCGATCCGGCGGGGAACCTGAAGCCGGACAAGGGGAAGAGTGGGGAGAAGATTGACGGGATGGTGGCGCTGCTGATGGGGCTGCAGCGGGCGAGTGTGGCGCTGGGTGATGGGGGGAGTGTGTATCGGCGGCGGGGGATGAGGGTGTTGTGATGGGAGGAAGTATGAATCAAATGTCTTTGTTTGGAGAGGTACCATGTCGCAAGGTGATAGGGACGCAAGGCGCGAAGGCAGTCAGCAATGGAAAAGCGGCTGAGGCTACGATCTACTGCATCCTGAAAGAGCGGGGTTATACCGTCGAAAAGCAGAAGTTCCTCGGAAGGAATGCGTACGGGGAAAGAGTCAAGGTCGATTTTGTTGTCTACGGCATAAGGGGAATGGAGAGGGGGTTGATCATAGAATCGAAATGGCAAAGTTCCAACGGGACGGCGGACGAGAAGTTACCGTACCTGGTCAAGAATATCCAGGAGTACTATCCGTACCCGGCAATTGTCGTGGTCGATGGCGGGGGGTTCCGCGAGGGGGCAATCAGCTATATGCGGAATCAGGTCGATGGGAAAAAACTGATCGCGGTCTTTACGTTTGGAGAGTTTTTATCATGGATCAATCAGACGCTTTGACGGCTCGTTATACCGATGGGTGGATGGGGGACAAGGATGAGGCCGATCTGTTCGAGTTGGAACGGGTTATCACATTTGGCCTGAAGACGTTCGTTGATGTCGGCAATGCCCTGGCCGAGATTCGCGACCGTAAGCTATATCGCGCCGAGCACAAGACGTTTGAGGATTATTGCCGGGATAGGTGGGGGTTTGGATCTGATTATGCCCGTAGGCAGATACGAGCGGCTCAAACGATCGAAAACCTGAAAACCGAGCCAATTGGCTCGGTTTTCCCAACGACAGAAAGCCAAGTCCGACCTCTCGCCCGCCTGGAACCCGACGAACAAGTGGTTGCCTGGCGCGAAGCTGTTGAGACCTCGCCGAACGGGAAGGTGACGGCGGCGCATGTGGAGCGGGTTGTGAAGAAGCGGGCGGAGCCGTCGCCGCGGCCGGAACCGGGGCCGGGAAAGCTGGCGGTTCATTTCAGCAGCGAGACGCCGGAACATTACACGCCGAAGGAAGTGATCGATGCGGTGGTGGCATGTTTGGGCGGGATTGACCTTGATCCATGCGCGGATATGGGGCATAGCGTCCCGGCCGGGGCGCACTTCACGATTGAGGACGATGGATTAAAGCAGGTGTGGGCCGGCCGGGTTTATATGAATCCGCCATACGGGCGCGAGATAGGGCTATGGGTTGAGAAGCTGGCGGCGGAGCATGAGCGGGGTAACGTAACGGAGGCGATCGCGCTTGTCCCGGCGCGGGTTGATACCCAGTGGTGGGATCGGTTGAGCGATTACGTGGTCTGTATGGTGATCGGGCGGCTGACGTTTGTCGGGAATGACGATCCAGCGCCGTTCCCGTCGGCGCTATTCTATCTTGGGAGTGATATAGGGAAGTTTCATTACAACTTCAGGGCGCTGGGGAAAATATGGCAGGTGATTGAGCCTGGCATGTTTGGGGAATGAACAGAGATGAGGGATGAGGAGCATCGGTTGCAGGTGGGGTTGTTTGCGTGGGCGGAGTGGGCGCGGCTGGACTGGCCGGAGTTGGGGCTGCTGTTTGCGGTGCCGAATGGGGGGGCGCGGGATGTGGTGACGGGGAAGCGGCTGAAGGATGAGGGGGTGCGGCGGGGGGTGCCGGATGTGTGGTTGCCGGTGGCGCGGGGCGGGTTTCATGGGCTGGTGCTGGAGCTGAAGGCGGGGGAGCGGGGGCGGGTGTCGAAGGAGCAGGGGTGGTGGCTGGAGGCGTTGGGGGAGCAGGGTTATCTGGCGGTGGTGGCGCGGAGTTGGGAGGAGGCGCGGGGGGTGATTGTGGGGTATTTGGGGGGAAAGGAGGAAGGGGAGAAGGGGAGAAAGGGGGAAGGGGAGAAGGGGTGAATTATGGATGATGAAGAGGATGTGGCGGCGGCGGCTCGGGCGGCGTTGTTGCGGGCGCGGTGGTGGGGGGCGTATGCGGGGTTGATGGAGTGTATGCGGCGGGGGGAGATGCTGGCGTATGAGCGGTGGGGGAAGGTTGAGGGGGGTATGATGCCGGCGGGGGATGGGGTGGAGATTCAGTCGATGGAGCATTTGCGGATGGGGCTGGAGGCGTTGTGGGCGGGTTTTGGGGACGGATGAGAGAGTATGGCGTGATGACGGCGGGGGGGCTGACGGGGGGCCAGGTGGCGGCGCTGGAGTTGTGGGCGCGGGGGTATGGGGTGCCGGAGGTGGCGGAGGCTTTGTATTATTCGGCGGGGTATGTGTATCAGCTGCTCGCCGGGGCGCGGGAGACGCTGGGGGTGGAGACGAATACGGGGGCGGTGGTGCTGGCGGTGGGGCTGGGGTTGATTGAGCTGCCGGGGGTGGGGGAGGTAAGAAGGAATTACGAATTACGAATTACGAATTACGAATGAGGGGGGGAGGAATTAGGAATTAGGAATTAGGAATAAAGAGGGGGAGGGGGAAGGAATGAGGAATTACGAATCAGGAATTAAGAATAAAGGGGGGGAGGAGTTGACGCCGGCGCTGCGGCGGTGGGTGGCGATGCTGGAGCGGGGGTATACGATCCGGGCGGTGCGGGCGTGGCGGAAGAAGGAGGGGGGGCTGACGTGGCGGCCGGGGCTGTTTAATCCGGAGGGGGTGTATGTGCAGAGGGTGCGGCTGGATACGGCGCAGAAGCTGGAGCGGCTGGGGTATATTCGGATGATGGGAGAGAAGGGATGATTACGAGGGAGTTGCCGCATTTGGAAGCGGCGATCAATGAGGAGAGTTGGGGGTGGCTGGTGGACAATGTGCCGATGCTGGCGGAGGCGCTGGCGCGGGAGGTTGAGGCGGGGGCGTCGGTGGAGGAGATTCGGCGGGCGGCGATGCGGATGACGCAGCGGCCGGCGCTGGCGCTGCGGTTGAGGCAGGCGGCGGGGTATTTGATGGCGGGCCGGGGTAGCTGAATATATCAGTTGTTGATTGACGGGGGCGGCGGAGTGTTTTAGTCTATCATGTAAGTTCTCCCCTATTCTTGGGATGCGTGGTGTGTGGTGGTGAGCGCCGGCGGGATGTGTTATCCCGTCGGCGCTTTCGTTTTATGGGCAAGTTACTGGCTGATCTCATGTTTGTCCTGGGTATAGCGCTGGCGGCCGTGGGCGTGTGGATGGTGTCTCCCCCGGCCGCTTTTGTCGTTGTGGGATTGACGCTGGTGGCGGTGTCGCTGGCGATGACGATAGCGGGGAAGGGTGGCGAGTAGTATGGGGTTCCTGGAGAGGCTGATGACGCGGAGCGGGCCGGCCGCGGGGCCACGCCCGGGCGGGCGGCGGTCGCTGGCGGGTTTGCTGGGGGACGGGCCGGGGCTGGGGGCGGTTAGCGAGGAGGGGGCGCTGCGGCTGGCGGCGGTGTTTGCGTGTGTGCGGGTGTTGAGCGAGACGGTGGCGCAGCTGCCGTTGTTCGTTTATGAGCGGGAGGGGCGGGGGAAGCGGCGGGCGGTTGATCATGGGCTGTTCAAGGTGTTGCATGACGCGCCGAATCCGATCATGACGGCGTTTGAGTTCTGGGAGACGCTGATGGGGCATTTGTGTTTGTGGGGGAACGGGTATGCGGAGATTGAGTATGACGGGGGGGGGAGGGTGATCGGGCTGTGGCCGTTGCGGCCGGATGGGGTGTCGGAGATTCGGCGGACGGGGGACGGGTTGAGTTATGTGTATCAGCTGCTGCCGGACGGGCGGCAGACGGTGTTGAGTGGGGAGCGGGTGTTTCATGTGCGGGGGTTGAGCGGGGACGGGATTCGGGGGTATTCGCCGATCGGGATGCAGCGGCAACTGGTGGGGATGGGGCTGGCGACGGAGCAGTTTGGGGCGAGCTTCTTCCGGAACGGGGCGCGGCCGGGGGGGATTCTGGAGCATCCGGGGGTTCTGGATGATGAGGCGTTTGAGCGGCTGCGGGAGACGTGGAATGAGACGCATGGGGGGCTGGGGAATTCGCATCGGCTGGCGATTCTGGAGGAGGGGATGACGTATCGGCAGGTGGGGGTGCCGCCGGAGGAGGCGCAGTTCCTGGAGTCGATGAAGTTTAACCGGAGCCAGATCGCCAGTATCTTCAGGGTTCCTCCGCACATGATCGGGGATTTGGAGCGGGCGACGTTCTCGAATATTGAGCAGCAGTCGATTGAGTTTAAGGTGTTCACGATGGAGCCGTGGCTGGTGCGGATTCAGCAGGCGGTGAATGCGCGGTTGCTGGGGGGGGAGGGGGGCCGGTTCTTTGCGGAGTTTTTGCCGGATGCGCTGCTGCGGGGGGATACGGCGAGCCGGTATCAGGCGCATGCAATCGGCCGCCAGAATGGGTGGTTGAGCGCGAATGATATTCGTGAGCTGGAGAATCTGAATCCGATCGAGGGGGGGGATGTGTACCTGGTGCCGTTGAATATGGCGCCGACGAATGGGGGAGATGGGGAAGGTGAAGGGGAGCGGGGGAGAAAGGGAGCGGGGGAGATGAGACGGCTGGGGAATGGGGTGGAGATTCGGGCGGAGCAGTGGGACGCGGCGAAGGCGCGGCAGAAGCTGCAGGCGTCGACGGCGCCGCTGTGGGAGGATGTGGCGGGGCGGGTGGCGCGGCGGGAGTTGAATGATGTGGGGAATGCGGCGCGGCGGCTGCTGGGGAAGGGGAAGGCGGATGAGTTCAGGGAGTGGCTGGAGGGGTTCTGGGTGGAGCATGAGGGGTTTGTTGAGAGGCAGTATCGGCCGCTGATTGAGACCGCGGCGCGGCAGCAGGCGGAGTTGGCGGGGAAGGAGATGGGGAAGGAGCCGCCGGGGTTGGAGTCGATTGAGAATTATGTGGGGGCGGTGGCGACGGCGGCGGCGGGGCGGTATGTGGGGCGGCGGCGGGCGGCGGTGGGGGATGCGCTGGCGGAGAGCGAGGGAGCAGGGGAGCCGGGGGGAGAGGGCGAGGGGGAAGAGACGGATTGGGGGGCGGTGGTTGAGGGGATTGAGGGGGAGCTGGAGGCGTGGCGGGATGAGGGGCCGGAGCGGGTGGCGCGGGAGGAGAGCGTGCGGATCGGGGGGGCGCTGGCGCTGGCGTTTCTGTTGGCGCTGGGGGCGAGCCGGAAGACGTGGGTGACGGTGGGGGAGAATTGTCCGTACTGCGCGGAGCTGAGCGGGCGGACGATCGGGATTGAGTCGTTCTTTTTGTCGGTTGGGCAGTCGTTTATGCCGGGGGGGGCGGATGTGCCGCTGGTGGTGGGGAATGATGTGGGGCATGCGCCGGCGCATCGGGGTTGTGACTGTGTGATCGTGGCGGGATGAGGGCTGAAGTGATGAAGGATGAGCTGATGGAACGGCGGGCGTGGCCGATGCGGGTTGAGGTGCGGGGTGATTCGGCCGCCGGGGATGAGCCGGTGATTGAGGGGTATGCGGCGGTGTTTAATGAGCTGAGTCTGGATTTGGGGGGATTCAGGGAGCGGATCGCGCCGGGGGCGTTTACGCGGAGTCTGGCGGATGGGGCGGATGTGCGGGCGCTGTGGGATCACGATTCGAAGTATGTGCTGGGGCGGGCGCGGGCGGGGACGCTGGCGCTGGAGGAGGATGAGCGGGGGTTGAGCGTGGCGATTCGGCCGCCGGGGACGGGGTGGGCGGTGGATTTGGTGGAGAGCATGCGGCGGGGGGATGTGGATCAGATGTCGTTCGGGTTTTATGTGCGGGAGGATGAGTGGCGGGATGAGGACGGGGTGGTGGTGCGGGTGCTGCGGGATGTGGATTTGTTCGATGTGAGCGTGGTGACGTTTCCGGCGTATGTGCAGACGAGCGCGGAGGCGAGGCGGATGGCGGAGGAGAGGGGGGGCAGGGGAGCCGGGGAGAAAGGGCAGCCGGGGCCGGCTGATGAAAATGATGGCGAGCGAGTCCGGGCGCGGGCGCGGCGGGCGGCGCGGCAACGAGAGATTGAGATTCTGGATGAGGTAAATTGAGATGAAGACGTTGAAAGAGTTGCGCCAGGCGCGGGCGCAGAAGATTGAGCGGATGAAGGAGATTAACGATCTTTCGGCCGCGGAAGAGCGCGATTTGACGGATGAGGAGCAGGCGGAGTATGACGAGCTGAAGGTGCTGGTGGAGACGCTGCAGAAGCGGATCGCCCGCATGGAGGAGGTTGAGGAGCTGGCGGATGAGGCGGAGCGGTCGGCGGGGACGCGGACGCAGCAGACGCGGAAGGCGCCGTCGTATAACCGGATGCCGCTGGGCGATTCGGAGGAGCGGGCGTGGGCGCACTGGATTCGGACGGGTGACGACGGCGGCATCCGTGAGCTGCGGACGTCGAATGATACCGATATGAATATCGGGACGCCGGCGGATGGCGGGTACGCGGTGCCGACGGGGCATTATCAGGGGATCATCGCTCGCCGTGATGAAGACCTGCTCGCTCCGAAGCTGGGGGTGATGAATATCCCGGGCAAGGGGACGACGGTTAATGTAACGCTGGATTCGGAGGCGGACGGCGAGTTCGTGGCCACGACTGAGGCGAATGACTTTGACCGTGACGCGCCGGCGCTGGGTACGGCGGCGATGACGCTGGTGTTGTATTCGAAGACGATCCAGTTGAGCTATCAGCTGCTGGAGGATGAGGATTCGAAGCTGCTGGCGTTTCTGAGTGACTTCGTGGGGCGCGGGATGGCGAAGACGCATAACTCGCTGCTGCTGACGGAGGTTCGCTCGGGCGGCACGGCGGCGCTGTCGCTGGATGCCGCGGCGGCGATTGGGGCGGCGGAGATTCCGGAGCTGGTGTACAAGCTGCCGGGCGAGTACGCGGACGGCGCGTCCTGGGTGATGAAGCGGGCGACGGAGGGGGCGATTCGTGGCTTGTCGGGGAACCCGTTTCTGTATGTGCCGAATCCGGCGGGGAGTGACCGCGGCCGGCCGGAGGTTTGGGGATTCCCGGTGTTCAATTCGGAGTACGCCTCGGGCGTTGCGGCGAGCGCGAAGAGTCTGATCTTCGGTAACTTCCGGTATGTGGGCATGCGGGAGGCTCCGGGGCTGACGTTCCTGCGCGATCCGTATTCGCTGGCGCGGAAGGGCCAGGTGCAATTCCACTACTACTTCCGGGCGGTTTACAAGACGCTGCAGAGCGAGGCGATCGTGTACGCGACGCATCCGACTGCGTAGGCGTAATTACGAATTACGAATTACGAATGGGTGGCGGCTGGAAACGGCCGCCACCCTGGGAATGATGATGAAGGTTTTTGTTTTTACGCCGACGTGGACTGCCGAGGACGGCAGTTTGGCCATGCGGCCGGAGTGTGAGGCGTCGGTGGTGGGGCAGGAGTATGAGGGGGGGATTGAGCGGGTGGTGGGGACGCATAATCCGTATCCGGGGCGGGATCATCGGAATGTGCTGGCGCAGTACCAGCGGGCGCGGGAGATGTTTCTGGATTCGGACTGCGGGGCGATGCTGACGGTGGAGCATGATATGACGCTGCCGGCGGGGGGGATTGGGCGGCTGGTGGCGGCGCTGGAGCGGGATGATTACGGGATGCGGCTGCATCCGGGGGGGCGGCCGGGGGTTGCCTTTGGGGTGTATATGCTGCGGCATGGGTCGTGGGTGCTGAATGCGTGGGAGTTTATCGGGGAGCATGCGATGGGGGAGAGTCTGACGCTGTATCCAGGGAAGCTGGCGGCGGCGCGGCGGATGGGGGTGGTGCGGGTGAGCGGGGTGGGCTGGGGGTGTACGCTGATGCGGCGGGAGGTGGTGGCGGGGACGCGGTTCGGGGACGGGAACGGGACGAATTCGGCGGGGGATGTGGCGTTTGCGATGGATTGCCTGTACCGGGGGGTGGTGATGGTGGCGGCGATGGATGTGGCGTGTGACCACTATGATGACGGGCTGTGGTTGCGGCCGTTTGGAGGTGGCGCGGTGGTTGAGGTTGAGGCGTTGCAGGATGTGGTGGTGATGGGGGAGAAGGGGAGCATGCGGCTGGAGACGGGGGGGCGGTATGAGCTGGGGCGGCGGCTGGCGGATGATTTGGCGCGGACGGGGTATGTGAGAATTACGAATCACGAATTACGAATTATGAATGGGGAGGGCGGGGAGGCGGGAAATTCGGCCGTGGGGGGGCGCGGGGATGATGAGGGGGGTAAGGATGGGGATAAAGAGGGTAAAACGGCTGTGGGGGCGGATTTGGCGGCAATGACGGCGAATGAGCGGGCGGTCGTGGGGAAGGGACGGCGGCGGAAGGGGGTGGCTGATGCACAATGAGGCGCTGGAGGCGATGAAGGATGTGCTGGTGCGGCGGGGGCCGCGGAAGGCGGACAAGTCGGTGCGGGCGCTGGATGTGGGGGCGTATGATGTGAACGGGACGTATCGGCCGCTGGTGGAGTGGCGGGGGTGGAATTATACGGGGCTGGATGTGGCGGCGGGGCCGAATGTGGATGTGGTGGCGGCTGATCCGTATCGGTTTCCGTTTGGGGACGGGGAGTTCGATGTGGTGATTAGCGGCTCGACGATGGAGCATGTGGAGGCGATTTGGCTGTGGGTGCCGGAACTGGCGCGGGTGCTGCGGCCGGGGGGGCTGCTGGTGATTGTGACGCATTGGCAGTTTATTGAGCATCGGTATCCGGTGGATTGCTGGCGGATTATGCCGGATGGGATGCGGTATCTGTTCGACCAGACGGGATGCCTGGATGAGTATGAGATCGGGATTGTGTCGCAGTGGGATATTGCGGGGTCGGCGGTGAAGCGATGATGCATGTGGTGACGCCGTTTTCGCGGCCGCAGAATGCGCGGGTATTGGTGGATCACCTGGAGCGGCAGGGGGTGGCGGTGACGTGGCATGTGCTGGTGGGGACGGTTGAGTTTCCGGCGGACTGCGTGCGGGATTGGGTGCGGGTGATGCGGGTGGATGTGCCGGAAGGGGTTGACCCGTTTTGCTACAAGCTGGCGGCGTTTGTGGGGAGTGGGGAGATTGGGGGCTGTGGCGGGGATGGATGAGGGGATTGTGGTGGTGAGTATGCTGCGCGGGGATTGTGTGCCGGCGCGGCCGGATGGCGGGTATTTGCATCCGGCGAGTCCGTTATGGGCGTCGCCGGAGATGATGCGGCCGGGGGCGGTGGGGTTGCAGCAGTGTTTTGTGACGGGGGAGGTTTTCAGGCGGGCGGAATTCGACCTGGCGTGGCCGGAGATTTGTGACGGGCTGGTGGGGGAGTGGCTGGCGGTGGAGTTCGGGGATTCGATCCGGTATGAGCCGGAGTTGTTTGTGGAGTTCAACCGGCTGGAGCCGGGCCGGTGGGCGGTCGATCATGGTGAGGGTGGATCATGGCGCTGACGTTGGTGACGGGGCCGGCGGTGGAGCCGGTGACGCGGAATGAGGCGAAGGCTCATTTGCGGGTGGACATTAGTGATGATGACACGTTGATTGACGGGCTGATTACGGCGGCTCGGGTGCATGTGGAGCAGCATCTGAAGCGGGCGCTGGTGACGCAGACGTGGGATTTGGTGCTGGACGGGTTTCCGGGGCGGGAGGCGCGGCTGCCGTTGCCTCCGCTGGCGAGCGTGACGAGCGTGACGTATACGGATGATGAGGGGGGGGCGGGGTCGGTGGACGCGGGGGAGTATGTGGTGGATACGGATCGGGAGCCGGGGCGGGTTGTGCTGAAGAGCGGGGGGACGTGGCCGGCGGTGACGCTGCGGGAGGCGGCGGGGGTGCGGGTGCGGTTTGTGGCGGGGTATGGGAATGCGGCGGCGGTGCCGGGGCCGATTAAGCAGGCGATTCTGCTGCTGGTGGGGACGCTGTATGAGAACCGGGAGGATACGCTGGTGGCGCAGGGGGTGACGGTGATGCGGCTGCCGTTTGGGGTGCAGGCGTTGTTGATGCCGTATAGGGTGATTCGGGTCTAGATGAATTACGAATTACGAATTACGAATTACGAATTGGGGATGATGAATTACGAATTACGAATTACGAATTACGAATTGGGGAGGGGGAGATGAGGGCCGGTCGGTATCGTCATCGGGTGACGATTAGGGATCGGGTGGTGGTGCGGGATTCCTATGGGGAGGAGGATGTGACGTGGGCGGATGTGGCGACGGTGTGGGCGGATGTGCAGCCGATTCGGGGGCGGGAGTATCTGGAGATGGATCAGGCGCAGGCGGATGTGACGCATCGGGTTTATTTGCGGCATCGGACGGGGGTGGAGCCGACGATGCGGGTGTACCTGGGGAGCCGGGCGCTGCAGATTGAGAGTGTGATTCGGCCGGGGGAGCAGCGGATTGGGCTGGAACTGATTTGTAAGGAACTGGTGGATGTCTGATGGGGAATACGATCCGGCTGGAGATTCAGAATCTGGATGAGGTGAAGGCGCTGATTGCGAAGCGGCCGGAGATGGCGCGGGCGGTGGCGGATGAGGCGATTGAGGCGGCGGCGCGGGTGATTCTGGGGATTGCGAAAACGGCCGCTCCGGGGCCGGGGCTGGATTATGAGAAGGTGGGGGATGCGGAGTATGACGTGGGGCCGGTGAAGGCGAAGTGGTATTACGGGTTTTTTGAGACGGGGACGAGCGCGCATCTGGTGCTGCCGCGGAAGAAGCGGGCGCTGAAGATCGGGGGGGAGTATGCGGCATCGGCTCACCCGGGGGGGATTCCGGCGGCGCCGTTTTTGCGGCCGGCGATTGACGAGGGAGGGGAGAAGGCGGCGGACGCGGCGGGCGAGGTTTGGAAGAGGGCGATTGAGTGATGAATTACGAATTAGGAATTACGAATTACGAATTACGAATGGGGGATGGGCCAGGTGGCTGACGTTGAGTTGGCGGTTTACGCGATTTTGAAGGCGGCGGCGGGGGTGACGGCGTTGGTGGGGGGTAGTTCGTCGCCGCGGATTTATCCGAATGTGGTGCCGCAGGATGCGGGGCTGCCGGCGGTGGCGTACCAGCGGATTAGTTCGCTGCGGCGGGCGGTGCATGGGTCGCCGGCGAGTCTGGCGCGGCCGCGGGTGCAGCTGACGATCATTGCGGAGAGTTATAGCCAGGTGAAGGCGCTGGCGGCGGCGACGCGGGAGGCGCTGGATGGGTATGTGGGAACGGTGGGGGGGGTGGGGGTTGGGGTGGCGCTGGTGGAGGATGAGACGGATGAGTTTGGGAATTCGAATAATCTGCACGTTGTGCGGCAGGACTGGATGATATGGCACGCGGAATAAAGAAGGGAATTACGGATTACGAATTACGAATTACGAATGGGGAGACGGCGGCCGGGGGGCATTATCGGCGGTCGGTGTGGAAGGGGGCGTGGATGAATTACGAGTGTTCATACTGCCCGTATGCGACGCTGGAGCCGGTGGTGATGGCGGAGCATTTGCGGGTGGTGCATAAGGTTGGCGCGGCGCCGGCGGTTGAGCACGGTATGCCGATAATTTTGATTGAGGATGAAGAGGTGAAGGAATGACGACAGGTGCATTGGCGGCGTATGGCGTGCTGTTGAAGGTGGGGAACGGCGCGACCAGTGAGACATTCACGACGATTGCGGAGGTGCGGGATATTGAGGGGCCGGAGCTTGAGCTGGAGGCGAAGGAGGTGACCAGCCACGACTCGGGCGGATGGAGGGAGTTTATCGGGACGTTGTTGAGCGGCGGGGAGGTGTCGTTTGATCTGAATTTCATTCCGACGAATGCGACACATTCGTATTCGGCGGGATTGATCAAGGACATGACGGATCGGACGCGGCGGAACTTCCAGCTGGTGTTTTCGGATTCGGGGGGCACGACCTGGAATTTTGCGGCGCTGGTGACGGGGTTCTCGCCGTCGGCGGGGGTTGAGGATGAGCTGAAGGCTGAGGTGACGCTGACGATCACGGGCGCGCCGACGCTGGCGTAAGAGTAATTACGAATTACGAATTACGAATTACGAATTGGGAGAGGGCCGGGAGCGTGTTTGTGCTCCCGGCCTGGTGGGTGGATTAAGAAGGTTCGGAGGATGTGATGGGATTGTTGACGCGGGATTCGATTCTGGGGGCGGTGGATTTGCGGACGGTGGATGTGGAGGTGCCGGAGTGGGGGGGGACGGTGCGGGTGTCGATGATGACGGGGACGGAGCGGGATGCGTTTGAGTCGGAGACGGTGGTGCGGAAGGGGAAGCGGGTGGAGGTGAATATGGTGAATATGCGGGCGCGGCTGGTGGCGCGGACGGTAGTGGATGAGACGGGGGCGCGGGTGTTTGAGGATGGGGATGTGCTGGCGCTGGCGGCGAAGAGCGCGGCGGCGCTGAATCGGGTGTTTGAGGCGGCGCGGATTCTGAATGGGCTGACGGAGGAGGCGGCGGGGGAGGCGGTGGAAAATTTTCCGACAGGCCGGAACGGCGATTCTATTTCCGATTAGCGCTGGCGCTAGGGATGCCGGTGGGGGAGATGCTGGGGCGGATGAGCAGCGCGGAGTTGACGGAGTGGATGGCGTTTTACCAGCTGGAGCCGTTTGGGCCGGAGCGGGGGGATTTGCAGGCGGGGATTGTGGCGGCGACGGTGGCGAATGTGAATCGTGATCCGAAGAAGCAGAAGAGGGCTTTTGAGGCGCGGGATTTTATGCCTTCGTTTGAGGGGGGGGGAGGGGGTGAGCGGCGGGAGAAGTCGCCGGAGGAGCTGCGGCGGAAGTGGGAGATGGTGGTGGCGGCGATGGGGGGGGGGTAATTACGAATTAGGAATTACGAATGGGGAGGGGAGTAAAGTGCGGGGGCGGGTGGGCTGGATTGAATGAGTAGCGCGTTAGCTGAATTAGTCGTTAAGCTGATCGGGGATACGAGCGAGTTTGAAGACTCGATGAATAAGGCCGGCTCGTCGATGGATGGGGTGGGGTCGAAGATTGGGGCGGCGGGGGCGGCGATTGGGACGGCGGTGGTGGCGGGTGTGGCGGTGGCGGGGGCGGCGCTGGTGGGGCTGGGGGTGACGTCGATCGGGATCGCGAGTGATTTTGAGTCGCAGATGGCGATCATGTCCACGGCGGTGGATCCGCTGGCGGTGGGGGCGACGGACGCGGCGGGGGCGATGGAGATTCTGGGGGCGGCGGCGTTGCAGGTGGGGAGTGATACGGCGCTGGTGGGGGTGAGCGCGAGCGGGAGCGCGGAGGCGATCACGGGGCTGTATAAGGCGGGCATGACGACGGCGGAGATTTTTGGGGATTTGAACGGGTATATGGCGGGGACGGCGGAGTTGGGCGGGGCGCTGCGGGCGTCGATTGACCTGGCGGCGGCGAGCGAACTGGATATGGTTTCGGCGAGCGATTTGGCGGCGGTGACGCTGGCGACGTTTGGGGGGGAGCTGACGACGGCGGCGGAGCGGTCGGATTTTGTGAATAGCGCGATGAATAATTTCGTGCAGACGGCCGATGCGAGTGTGGCGTCGGTGCAGAGTCTGGCGGATGCGTTTGTGAATGTGGGGCCGACGGCGGCGGCGATGGGGATGGGGGTGGAGACGGTTAACACGGCGCTGGCGATCATGAGCACGCGGGGCATCACGGGGGCGGAGGCGGGGACGCAGCTGAAGAGCATGCTGCTGGGGATGCAGGCGGACGCCTCGAAGGCGGGGGGGGCGATGGCGGAGTTGGGGGTGTCGCTGTATGACGCGACGGGGGCGATGCGGCCGCTGCCGGATGTGATGGCCGATTTGGAGTCGGCGATGGCGGGGATGACGCAGGAGCAGCGGAATCAGTATGTGGCGACGATCGCGGGGACGTATGGGATGAACGCGATGAATGCGCTGCTGGGGGAGGGCGCGGCGGGGTGGACGGAGATGGAGGGGGCGATCGCGGGGGCGGCGACGATGCAGGAAACGGCCGCGGCGCGGTCGCAGACGTTCCAGGGGGTGATGGAGAGTCTGGCGGGGGTGGTGGAGGGGTTTCGGATTCAGGTGGGGACGGCGCTGCTGCCGGCGTTGTCGGCGCTGGCGGAGTTGGGGGCGACGTTGATGGAGCGGTATGGGCCGGCGCTGGCGGGGGTGTTTGAGGCGGTGGGGGCGGCGATGGTGGGGGTGGTGGAGGCGGTGGTTGGGTTTATCGGGGGGTTTGAGAGGGGGACGCCGATTGTTGAGAATCTGGCGACGTTGATCACGAATCTGGGGACGGCGCTGGGGTTGAGCGATGGGGCGGCGACGGGGCTGGGGACGGCGTTTTCGAATGCGGTGGCGGCGGTGACGCCGTTTGTGACGGCGGTGGCGGGGTTCGTGACTTCGCATGGGCCGCAGTTGTTGCGGATTTTGGTGGGGGTTGGGGTGGCGCTGGGGGCGTTTGCGGTGATTTCGACGGTGGTGGGGTGGATTACGGGGCTGATGGCGGCATGGGGGGCGCTGGGGGCGGCGATTACGGCGGCGGCTGGGGGGGCCGGTGACGCTGGTGATCGCGGCGGTGGCGGCGGCGGTGGGGTTGCTGGCTGTGGCGTGGCAGAATAATTGGGGGGGAATCCAGGAGAAAACGGCCGCGGCGTGGGCGGGGATTAAGGCGGCGGTGGGGGCGGGGCTGGCGTGGTTGCAGGCGAATGTGACGGCGGTGGTGGGGGCGGTGGTGGCGTGGTGGAATGCGGCGTGGCCGGGGATTCTGGCGACGTTGCGGGGGGTGTGGGCGGGGATTCAGGCGGCGATTCAGACGGTGGCGGGGATTATCGGGCCGACGGTGCAGGGGATGATTGAGTCGGTGAAGGGGGCGTTTGCGGGAGCGGGGCCGATTATTGAGCAGTTTAAGGGGCTGTGGGCGAGTCTGGGGCCGTTGGTCCAGGCGCTGGGGCCGGTGGTGCAGCTGGTG